CGACCTCGTAGGCGCGCGCCGGGTCGATGTGGCGCACCGAGACCGCGCGTGGAAGCTCGGCGTCCTGCGCGCGCTGTTCCTGGATCACCGGGCTGTCGCCGCTCCGCACCAGATCGTTGTGCGCGATCGTCGCTACCGTGGCGCCGCCCCGCTTGCGGAACACCAGCACGTCGTCGCGCTCGACCGCATCGAAGGAGAATGCGGTCGCCAGCGGTTCGAGCGCCTGGCGCGCCGCCATCGGGCGCGACGACGAAGCCGCGCACGCTGTCGGTGAGCGCTGCGACGTTGATGTCCGAAGCGACGAGGCCCGCGCGCGTGCAGAGCGTCGACACGATCGACGAGAGCGACACGGTGTTGCTGCTCTGGCGCTGCATCAGCAGCCGGCGATAGCCAGGACCAGCGCCGAAATAAAAGGCGGCCTTGATGGTCGAGTCCCAGGCGAACGCGACAAAGACCGGCATGCCGGAAGTAACGGTCTGCAGCGTCGCGCCCGTGCGCGTGTCGAACAGAACCACTTGATTCGTGCCGGTGTTATGAAGCGCCCAAGTGCCTCCAATGACGCGCTTCGTGCCAGACCGTGACTCAGAGAAAGCGGTTGCAAAGTATCGCTGCCAGGCGATCGATCCATCCGCGCGCAGCTTGACAACCGCGGTTTCAATGGCCGGACTAGGCACAGCGGCGAGGATCAGGGCGTTGTCGTCGGGATCGTAATCAAAGGCTTTAAGGCTGATCGTCCCAGAGCCGGTCAAACCCAGCCCGGCATTGGTATAGGTGGCAACTTGCGACGCCCTCACGCCTGCAATCTGTTGTCCGCCGATTGCGCCGTAAGTGATCACGATGCGCCAAAGCTCGATGCCGCCGCCGGGAATCGGCGCGGCATACCAGACGTCGGACTCGCCCTCCCGCTCCTCGCCTGCCGCCAGCCATCCGTTCTGCGGCGCTTCCATGATGCGCTGATCGCCGGCGGCGGACGAGCCGAACACGTATTGCATTGTGTCGACATCGATGCAGTAGACGGCCGCCGGGCTGCCCTGCGGCGGAGTCAGGAAGAAGCGCCGCCAGCCGAAGGGACCGAGCACGCGAGCGATCACGCAATCATGGCGCAGAGGGATTCGGAAGCGGGTGCGCGTAGTAGTATATGCCGCACCTGTCGCTTCAAATGGCGGCCCAATCTCTACTCCGGCGTCGAGATCGTACTTGCGCAGCCACATATTGAGAACTGTCCCATGCACCACGTAAGCCTTGCCGTCCTGCAAAGCGACCGCGCGCACGAATTGCGCTAGGCTAGGACCATATGCACGCTGCGCCTCCATGGTTAATGTATTTATTGAACACAGGAATTGGAGCGAGCTGTTGTTCGGTTCGGTGCCAATTAATAGCACCGTAGCACGCGTGTGGTCTGCCGCGTAAATCTGAGTATCCCAGTCGGCGGCTGTCGGAAGGGTCGCTGTCGTTTCGATGGAGGAAATGCCACCGGCCGCCACCACCTCGACGCTGACCGACGGAATGCGATTGCCGAAGGCATTCAGCGGCACGTCCTCGAACACGAGGTAGCAGAGACCGCGATGCGCGACCGCATTCGCCGCACCGACGTTCGCCTCGATCAGCGGATCCGGAAGCTGCGTCTCGTCACCAGGGTAGAACCGCCAGCGCAGCCCGGACACCTGCAACTCAAGCGACGCACCTGACGCGTCGTAGACGAGCTTGTCGTCCATCCAGATCCGCAGCACGGTCGCCATCGGACCGGCGCAGAGCGCGGATGCCCAGGAGGCGAAGTAGGAGTAGGTCGTGACGGTCTGCCGTCGCCTGCCCTTGCCCGCGCGCACCCGCCTGGTGTTCGTCTGCTCACGGATGCCCGACGACCAGATGATGTTGCCGGCGACGCGCGCTGTGCCGAACACCAGCGGGATGGCGGCGCCGTAGGTGCTGGTCTGGACCGAGAGGTCGCCCAGGCGCGGTCCGGTGATGGCTGGCGGCTTGGGGCCAAACAACAGGTTGCCGGCGAGCCCGCCGAGCGCCCAGCCCATCGACACGCCGAGCGAAGCCGCGCCGAGCGCGCTGCCGACGGCACCGCCCAGCACCGCTCCGCCAGCCGCGAGCGCAAGGACGGCCATCTCAGACGCCCCTCAGCCGGAAGACGCCCGTCATCAGCCCAATCTCGGAGCCGGTCAGACGATCCTCCACCACGCGTCGGCGGGGCGCATAGGCGTGGATCAGCGACAGGCATCGGTACTCAGGATGCAGGCCCGCGATGCCGATGTGTCCGCCGTAGACGCCCACGTTGAAGAGCAGCACGTCGCCCGGGCGAGGATCCGCAACCGATCCCTGATCGAGCAAGGACGTCAGTTCCTGACGCAAACGATGCGAAGAAGGCTCGCGCTCGTAAGGCGGCGGGTCCGGCACGTCGAAGCCGCAATCGCGCGCCGCCAGCAGCACCAGCCCGATGCAGTCCAGCCCCTCGCGCGAGCGGCCAAGGTGCCGCCAAGGCACGCCAAGGTAGGCCCGCGCGGCTTCGTCGAGCGTCACGCGACCCCCGTCTCAATCACGCCCTTGTCGCCGGGCACATACGGCTCGCCGCGGAAATTGAGCCGGTTCGCGAACTTGTCCCGGCAGGTGGCAAGGCGCTTGTCGCAGCCAGGTTGGATTCGCAGCACGTCGCCGGCGACAGCCGGGAATGGCAGCGGCAGGAAGAGGGTCAAGGTGCGGCTGGCCTGCACCCAGCCGAGCACGTCGCGCGCCACACCAGCGTTCAGCCCGGTCTCGAACACCACCACGCCCGCCTCGAACCACCCGCTCGCACGGGTCGGTGCCTCGCCGGTGTTCTGGATCACGACCGTCTGCAGATCAGGCGCGGAGGCGACCGTCGCCGGCAGCGTCCACGCCATGCGCGCGGTCCAGGTCACCGTGCCATCCGTCGTGGTGGCGTTGACCGTGGTGTTGAACGTCGGAGGGGTGGCGGCGCTGGTGCCAGCGGTTGTGCATTCATAGAAGCGCTGCTCTTCACGCCAGGTGCCCGTCGCCAGCGTGTCGGTCTCGACGCGCACGAACGACCCGAGCGCGTAGGCGGTGCTGTTCGCCCGCAGCGACGGTCGGATCGGCACCTTGCATCGCGCGTCACCCAGGTCGGCGCGGCACTCGGGCGTGTAGAGTTCGCCGACCGTCACGTTCAGCGCCTGCGCCAGGCCGCGAAGCTCGGCGCGGAAGGTGCCGTCGTCGCGCGCCACAACCTCGCCCAGCCGCCCGCGACGCAGCCGAAGCGTTCCTTGCGACAGATCGGCCCAGTTGACCAGGAAGATGCGCACCTCGGCGCCGTCCCAGATGCCAGCGCGCAGCCACGGGGCGTCGATCTCCGCCGCATCCAGGATGCCTTCGATCTCGGTGTCGTCCACCGAGAGGTCGGCACGCGACGCGATCGCGGCGCGACGATAGCCGGTCTGCGCGCGATAGGTGACGCCGCTGACCACCAGATCCCGGTCGTGATCGGTGAAGCCGAACACCAGCCCATCGCGGCGCTCGACACGCCAGCACGTCGCCAGCGTGGTGAGCCGCTCGCCGAGATGGGTTGCCAGCGCGCCGGATACCGATTTCACAGCCGCACCTCGACGACCGGGATGTCGGCCCACTGGCCCTGGAAGAAGTTCTCCAGGGTCAGCCCGAGTTCATCAACATCGAAACGCACCGGCACATCGAATTCGCAGGACGCTTCCACGGCATTGCCGGCAGGCGACCGCAGGCTGACGCCGAGGGTGATGACGCCCGTCGTGGTGTTCACCTGGAACTGGTTCGAGCCGCCGCCGAGGGTTCGCTCCACGTTGTTGACCCAGCACTTCACCATGCCAGTCACCGGCAGTTGGATCGTGCGCACCTGCGATGCGGGTCCGGAGATGTAGGTGCGGATGATCTGGAAGGTCGCCGTCGTGCCGTCCGTCGTGCCGATCTGCTGGCGCGGCATCTGGAAGTCGGACCAATCCTTGAAGCGGAACGCGAAGCCGCGGCCGCGACGGGCGCGGAAGAACGCGATCAGGACCGCGAGGTCATCGCGTGTCTTCAACCCGGATCCGACGTTCCAGCGGCCGCGCGAGGCTGACCAGTTCTGGTTGCGCCGCTCGTGACCGCCGGCGGTCGTGACCACGTTCGTGGACCACAGCGGTCCGCCGGTCGCCCCGAGCGCGATCCTGTCGGGAAAGCGAACGTCGTGGAACGCCATCAGAGGCTCCGCTGCGCGCGCTGCAGCGTGCGCGCCATGGAGGCTGCGATCTGGCCCTGCGAGGCGCGGAAGCTGTCTGCGTCAGGGGTGGTGACGTTGATGGTCACGTTCATGCCGCCGAAGCCGCGGCGCGCCTCGCGCTTGGGCACGACGATCTCGCCGCGCTGCAGGATAGCAGGGTACTCGTCCGGTCGGAACCAGCCGTTGTGCAGCCGTGGCGCCCCGGCGAACGCGAGCGCCGGCACGCGGCGCTGCGGCACGACGCTTTCG